GGCATTTAAAAAAGAAGAAGCTGTCTGACAAACTGGTCTTCTTTTTAAATGGTTTGTACAACATTGTACACTGTTTGCGCCATTCTCTTCATTCTTTTCATTTATATATTATTATTTAGAAAAATGTTCCACCTAATAACTGATACTCTAATAGTGATACTTATTTTATCTAATTGTGTAGAGTGGTCACAAGGTCAGATGTTTACTGATGATATATATTATAATGGTAACGTTGAGACTATCATAAATTCTACTGATCCTTTTAATGTTGAATCTTTATGTATTTATTTTCCAAATGCAGTTGTAGGATCACAAGGACCAGGTAAATCTGATGGACATTTGAACGATGGTAATTATGCTCAGACCATCGCCACTTTATTTGAAACAAAAGGATTCCCAAAAGGTTCAATAATACTTAAAACATACACACAGACATCAGACTTTATAAATTCAGTAGAAATGACATGCTCTTACAACATAGTTATTATTCCTGATAGCCCAAATGATTCAGAATCTATTGAACAGATAGCAGAATGGATTTTAAATGTTTGGAGATGTGATGACATGAATTTGGAAATTTATACTTATGAACAAATTGGAATAAACAATTTATGGGCTGCATTTGGTAGTGACTGCGATATATCTGTCTGTCCATTAGATACTACAAGTAATGGAATCGGATGTTCGCCAGCTAGTACAGAAACTTATGAAGTTGTATCAAATGACACCCAATTGGCATTAATTAATGTTGTGGATAATGTTAGACATAGAATACAGATGAACACTGCTCAATGTAAATTAAAAAATTGTATTAAGGGTGAGGCTCGACTGAATACTGCACTAATAAGGATTTCAACATCATCAAGTTTTGATAATTCATTGTCACCATTAAATAATGGCCAAACAACAAGATCGTTTAAAATAAATGCAAAGAAATGGTGGACTATATTTTATACAATAATTGATTATATTAATACAATTGTACAAGCAATGACTCCCAGACATCGGGCAATTTATCCAGAAGGGTGGATGTTGAGGTATGCGTAAACAAGATCATGTGGCT